CTAACAAAGCATTTCTAAGGGTCTTAACTGTTTTAACAATTGCCTCTAAAGAAACAATAAAGGCAGCAATCTTATTGATTGTAAAGGCAGCAATTAAAAGTGCAGCAAAGGATTTAATTAAAACAATGTTTTCCCTTATTGCGTCGCCTATTGTGACTAAAGCTTTAGAGGCAGACTCACCAAAATTAATAATCTTAGTTTGTAGTTGGTCAATATCTGTTGCACCGCTAATACGCATAATGGCTTCAACAAGCCCTGCGCCAATGCTTTCCTTGGCTGAGTCGGCTGCTACCTTTAACTTCGCTAGTTTGCCGGCAAAAGTATTAGCGGCGGCTGAAGCTGCGCCTTTTGTAACAAGGGTAACTTCTTTAAGAATCTTGGCAAAGTCGCCTGAAGCAAGGGTTGTTTTGCTAATGCCTAAACCTAGTGCGCCCAAGCTTCGTGTGTTGCCTAAGTAAGCCTTGCTTAATGCGTCGGCTGCCTCAGTTACGCTAATGTTTTGACGGGCAGCAACATCTAAAGCAATGTTTGTAAGATTTTGGGAAGCTGCAAGACTGCGTGTAGTTGTTAAAAGTTTCTCGTACGCAGGAATTAATTGTTCGTCGGCAACGCCGTATTGCAATTTTAAACTGTTTAAAAATGCTAATGAGTCTGAGGTAGCAAACTCAAATCCAATACTACGCAAAGAGTTCTTAAATAATGCTAATTGTTTTTCCTGAGCTGCAAAAGCACTAATGGCTGACTTAGCAAAGGCTGTAACACCCACACCGATAAGAGCATGTTTAACGTTTCTAGCCAATTTGTCGGCTGCGTTCTCAGCCTGAGTAAAGGCTTTCTTGCCCGTAAACTGCGCGGCAATATCAATTACTATGCTCATTGGGTAACCTTCTTAAAGTATTGTTTCTTTTTAAATTGCTCGTTAGCGTTGTAAATAGCAGTTAAAGCGGCTGCGTTTGCTTTGCCGCCGTCCTCAGCCCAAGCCCGAAAAATCAACCGACCTTTCATATAACGACCGCGTTTTGTAGAACTTTCAATATTGCCTTGCTTTAACTCACCCATTGCTTGAATAAAATCTGCACCGGCTTGAGGATTATTTGAGTGGCTTATATCGTGGTTGCGTGGGTCACCTTTACGACCAACCCAAGGCTGACCGCTAGGATTTTTTCTACCAGCTGTTTCGTATATCGCACCTTGAGCTGATTGGTTAATAATGAAGTAAACAGCTTTGAAGCCACGTCTATTAGCTTTGCGTGGTGTGCTGCTATATTTTATTTTTTTAATAATTGTTGCAGAGTTAAATAAAGGAAACTTTCTTAATCCCTCTGCGTTTTTTTCAGAGCGTTTTCTGTAACTCCAGTTACTTAAAGGTGAATCGTTTGGCACATAACTTTGCGCCTTTTTAACAACTCCACCCAAGGCAAGTGCCATTTGATCGTCTAATTGCACGCCAAGTTCAGGGGCATAGTCTTTAAGAGCTTTTTTAAACTCAATTAAACCTTTTACCTCTGCTGGCATTTTCCCTAGCCTTTGCGTCGTCTTTGAGAACCGCTAAGGTCGCCCTTAACAAATCCCTGTCCATATCAATAAAAGTTTGGTGCGGAAGTCCTGTTGTAATTGCTAACCTAGCAACAAGGTAGTGAAAGGAATCCCGCGTTATCCATTTGGGTCGTTGGCGTCTAGAATCTCAACTTTTGCAAGTTGCTCTAAATACTTATCGCCAAAAGGCACAACAGTTACGCCATTGCGCCTTTCAGCTTCCCAAGCCAACCAATAAACCGCGCTTTGTTTTTCCTCATCTCGGAAATATTTATGAAAGCCACTCTTAAAATGGTTTTCAAACGCGAACTCAATAACAGGGCTAATTTCGTATTCGGAAACGTCACCTGAAGCCTTGGTTATTTTAAGTTTAATCATTTTAGTCCTTTGTTATGACCAAGTACCAGTTGTTGCGTATGCTGTCTTGCTGTTGCAAGTAAAGGTAATATCCATAGTACCAATGTCAGCAACCGCACCATTGATATCGGTTAAGTTGTCAATCAGTATTGTACCTGTATAAATTGGGTTTGTTGTTGAAACCGCGCTTGAACTATCTTGGATTGCTTCAAAAGCAACTGTTGTTCCAAAAGCAGCTTGAAGTGTTGCGCGTACTGAACCTGCGCCTGAAGCAGCGTTATCATTTAGAAATGAAACGGTGATTGTGTCGGCTGCTAATCCAGTAGTGAATTTGTGAGCTGTATCACCCATTGCAGAAATTTCTATTTGATCTAGAACTCTGTTTAGAGTGAAAGCTGTAACGTGATCGGATAGGTTAATGCTTGCAACCTTAAATCCAACTTTGTTATTTAAAAAAGTTGCCATTTAGTTATTCCTCGTCTTTCTTGGTGATTGTTGGTTTTGGCTTGTCTTGCGGTGCTACTTGACCGATCTTTTTAAGAAAGGCAATGTCCTCGTCTGTAAGTGTCATTTGTTTAACTCCAAGTTGTTAGTGTGCTTATATTGATCGTGCTAACCATCATTTCTTGAGCTTCCTGCAATACTGAAGGTGCGGATACGCTCTCAACGTTAAACTTAATGTTTGACGCAACAAGTTTTAAGAATACTGCGCAAACCATTTCCTCTAACGCAATCAATGAAGCTTGATTGTCCAGCATTGGAACTATGCAAGTTATTGTGAAGTTTGCCTTTGCCCCAACATTGTATTGATTGTTGCTTGGCTCAAGCATTGGGTCTGCATACCTGAGTACAACGCTGTTGGCGGTAGGTGTGGCAGGCACATAAGAGAACGTGTCCCACACCCCCGCGTTACTTAGCGCGCTTTTAATGGAAGCTCTGAGAGTTGTAACGGCAACTGTCATTAGCCTATTAGTCCATTAGGGGCTAAGTGGTTCGCAAGTAAGCCTCGTACTTTTGCTATAAGAGTTGAACCCATTTTGAAAGGAGAAGGTTGAAAATTAGGGTCTAACGCGCCGCCGTTAGCAGCTTGTTTTGCTTGCCATATTTCAGTTGCAACCATGAGCGTAGCTAATCTGACTTCAGGCATAGTTGCATAAGTTACATAGTCAGTTGCCGCAACTGTACCAAAAGGACTTGTTGGGTGAATTGGCTCAACTGTTGAGTGTGCGGTTACAAAAGTTATTGAATAAGTATCTACGTCCGTAATTGTCTTAGCACCATTAAAAGTTGCGCCGTTACCACTTATGGTTACTGTTTGACCAACAAAAAAATCGTGGGGTGTATTAAAATATAAAGTACCAAAACCGACTTCGTGGGAGTGGGCATAATTAAATGCTTGATTTTTCCATAGATAATCGGTAATAATGTTTTGAGCAGCTTGGCAGACTTCCTCAACAGTTGCCGAAGTATAAAGCGTACCCAACTGTAAATTTGATCGGAGTTCCGCTTCAGTACAAAATGTGGCTGCCATGACTACCTTTCTTAGAGCAAGGGGGCTAAGGCTTCCAAAGCCCCCTCACATTTAATAACAGTCTAAATTAAGACTTGTTAAACTTGCGGATTCCGCCGGCTTGCTTTGTTAGCACGCTTGCATATCCGTAAACCTGTACTGAGATTTTTCCGTTATCGGAAAGTTGTACCTGCAATTTTGTAACAGGTGATTCGTAATAAGTAATTGCCTCAGGTACTACCAAGAAGCAAGAATCATCAATGAATCCTGAAGCCAAAACGTTTGCGTCAACATAAAGGTTTGCGCCAAGTACAGTTCCAGTTATTGATTGACCTGAAACGTTACCTGAATTGTTTTGAGGATTTGAAGCCATGTAAAGAGCGCGCTTGCTTGAATCTTGCATGCCCATAATTGAAGCCCAAACATCAGTTGAAGCAATAAGGTTGCGAGCAAACTTACCTGTTGACTTCTTTGCTGCTGCTGCCTCTGTTGCAAGGAAAGCTTGTAATCCGTCTGCGTCAGCTGTTGTTGCTGTTGCCGCTGTTCCGTCTGCAACAATTGTTTGCAAAACTAACTTATCTGACTTCTTTGCGTAAGCGTCATTTAACTCACGTAGTAATTCGTTTATGAACTCAGGTGAGCTTCTATCAATGAGTTCCCAAGTAACTTCATTTTTAGCAGCTAACTTAACAACTGAAGCAGTTAAATAACCTGACTCCATTTCGTCGTTAGTCATTGCAGCACCCTCGTTAACTTCGTTTACGGTTGGGGCTTGAGTTAATTTTGGAACTGTAAAGCTAAGTCCGCTGGTAGGTAATGTTCCACGGCTGATCGCGTCAATTGCTGGGCGATCTGAAATTGATGAGGTAACAAACTCTTGCATGTGCAAAGGTAATGTTAAACCTGTGTTTGTTGAAGTGCTTGAATCAGCTGCAAGAATAAGTTGACGAGATTCGTCGTTACCCATTGCTGCTCTGATTGAGTTCTCAAGATATTGAGCTGAAGTCATTGGTGCAACGCGTGGTGTTGTATACACCGCCGCTGTTACTGTTGGGCGAGAAGCTTCAACCGCTGGGGTTTCTACTACCTCGGTCGCAACAGGTGTATCGGTTGTTGTGTTTTCCACAATTTCCTCTATTTCT